TGTACCTTCATTACTTAAACCATCTGGATATGGGTCAATATACAGAAGATTACCATGACCTTCTTTAGTTGAAATTATATTAGATGATATACCAACACCACCGATTCTTGCATCAAGTGCATTGAATGTTCCACCTGTTTGATGCATATCACCTTGGAAGGTTGATACACCAGTAACCTTTAAGTTACGGATAGTCATCTCATCGACAAATAAATCGTCTTTAATATGAAGATCACCACCTACAAATAGATCACTTATAAAAGTACCAATACCTGTAAATGTTGAAACACCAGTAACACCTAAATTTCCACCTATATTAACACTCTTCTCTATACCAACTCCACCTTCGACTACAAGGGCACCATTGTCCTTTGTAGATGAATCAGTGATATCTGCCATAACAATTGCTACACCGTTAGCATATGTCCAATCAGCACCAGTTACTTGTACTCTGTCAGTTCCGTTCTCATCATACTCTATTTTTGCGTCTTTACTATCACCAAAGGTTAGAAATATATCATCTCCGATTACTACTTCACCAGCTCCATTAGGTGTAAAGAAAATATCTCCATCCGTGTTTGTCGATGAAAGTACGTTTGCATCTAATCTTAAATTATCTACATTCCATTGGTCAACTTTCTGGTTTTGATCGAGAACAGGAACAAATCCTCTTACAGCTGCAGAAGGGTTACTTTGACCTGCAACTAAACCTGGTCCAATACTTAATAAGTCTGTATAATATCTACCACCAATTACTTGTGGGTTTCCTGCATTATCTCCAACATATAATCTATCACCACTATTGGATTGTGTTCCACCTCCACTCAGGGTTACAGCAAGTTCACCAAAATTCAGACTGCTCGGAGCAGTCGTTCCAGTTGATCTCTTTACTCTTATAATACTTGCCACTAGAAGCTACCTCCGTTTATGTCCAAATTCTGTGTTGCACCTGGAGTCAACTCCAAAGTTCCAGTCCATTGTTGTGTTGTACTGTTGTATACTAAAACCATTCCATTCTGTGGGTTACTGGCGTTCACATCACTTAGTTCACCAATAGTTCCTGCTGAAGCACCTGCTAATGAAGATGTAACCTTAATAGCATTTTTTTGACCAACTCTTACTTTAATGTCTGTCATTATTTCGTAATTCCTTCTCTAACAAGAACTGAACCTTCTAATACTCTTGTAACTTCACCCGCTGTATCTGTAATGAGAACATCGTACATAAATCTACCAGGTTTAAGAACTGCAGTTTGACTTGTTGTAAGTCCAACTCTTATTCTTCCACCAGAAGCATTTATAATCTGCGTTGAGAAATCTGTCGCAGAACTAGCACCAGGATGCTTTCGCATCTGTGCAGTTGCAGTGAAACCAGTCAAATCTGTAGCAGAATTTGTATCTGCACTTTCCAAAGTGAAAATTTGAGAAAATGTAGTACCAGTATTAACAGTTAAATTACTTACGTAAACTGCCATTTAAAAACAATATCAGGATCTAAGATATATTTATATTTAATATAACCCGTCTATTTTTCTACTATCAATCTGAGCAAATTCTTTATTTCTTCAATATCTTTTTTCATATTATCTAATTCTTCTTTCTGAGTTAATTTTAATCGTCTTGATTTCTTATACTGAGAAAATCCATGACTATCAGTATTTATGATAGCCCCAGATTTTTCATCTCTGTATAAATTTTTGTGCCCTTCGACTGGTATCATGCTAACGCTAGTGTTCTGAAATCTTTAAATCTAGGTGCTCGTGCTTCATTTGTTCCACTACTTACAATTTTAATTTTAAATCCAGTAAATTCATCTAAATTATCAGCACTAAATTGATACTCTTTGAATTGATCTGCAGTACTTGGTGAAACAAAAGCATCTGGTTTACCACTATTCTTGGCAGGATCAATTACCTGATCACCAAAACCATCTCCATCAGTATCATTCAGATTATCAAAACCAGGAAATAGTTCGTATGCTAATTCAGTTTCACTTCCATCTTCTCTAAACAATTGATAAAGAACCCTGAAGTCTGCAGATGAATCACGATAAGCAGCAACTAATACTTTTAATGATGTTGCAGGATTTTTAAGATCTACTCGATTACTTATATAAACTGCAGCATGAGGATCACCAGTTGTTGCATTAGACCTACCATCTTTTACATAATCATCTATTGGTCTATTAAGTCTTGATCTTCCATATAATATAGTAGCAGTTGAAATATCCAAAACTGGAGATAAATTAGGATCATTAGTCTGCATCCTAATACCTAAAGTGAATGAACGATTTAATGGTAATCCAGTCAATCTTGTATTTTCATTAACTCTTGAACAAACTATCCTTGGTGTGTTTAATTCATTTGGCACATTAAGAGTTATTGGTTCATAACCTTGATCAATGAATGGAACTTCTCCACCACCAGAACTTGTTCCTGAAACTGTTCTAACTTGTGCTGTTATTGTAGTAGCCTCAGTTGGTGTCAAAACACTAAACTCAGGTAAAATTGCATTAAATTGATAATTTTGTGATGCAAAAATGTCTTCCCCACCAACATTTTGTTCTTTTGTGAAACTTACTTGACTATCACCATTTGATAAAGAACCTCTATCAATTTCAAGATAGTAAGAATCAATATCTCTAGCATTACTCAAAGCAGTAATATTAGTCATATTATGATCTTTATTAATGTTTCTTAAATCAACACCATTTAATTCATACTTATATGCAATATCACCTACCTCATGTGTTCTAACAATAGTTCCATCAACACCTCTTGTTCCAATTCCCAATTGATTTGGTGCTTGTATGCTATTATAGAAAATAATTTCATTGTTTATCTGTACATATCCTTGTGCAGTAGATATTCCATTAAATGAGGCAAATGGAGTTGTATTTGCAACTGATATTACTTGATCACTAACATCTAAGAAATCGTCAAGAAGAATAGGAGCAGTATCAGGTTCAACGTTTGCAAGAGTAACTACGTTGGTATCGGCTTGCATACCATGATTATATTGCTGAATTTCAACTATATTACCAGCATACTTATCATCATAAGTTGCAGATGATGTAATTGTTGTACTACCATATGAAGTTGCAGTTGCACCCTCATAAACTACAATTGGTTGACCTGTTGTAAATGTTTCACCTTGAACATTATTCAAATATAATGTCCCTACACCATTTGTTGCTGAAACCACTAATTGTGCGTCGGAACCTTTTGTAACGTTACTTGTTGTTATACCAATAACATCCCCAACAGCATATCCATTACCACCTGTATTGCTTGTAATAGATGCTGTTGATACTTGACCAGAAGCATTTGTGGCAATCGTTGCTGTTGCTCCTGATCCATTACCTGTAATGGCATATAATGGGACACCACTATATGTTTGACTTCCTACAAAACCTGTTCCACCATTAGTTACTCCAAGGGTTTGTGCTGGTCCACCAGTTCTTTCAATATATCCCTGAATTGGATTTCCTGCTGTGGCATCACTTACCTGAACACCAAGAGACATTTTTGCAATTGATGATGCGTGTGTTGTAGTTGTAATACCAACTTTTAATTTTCTTGGTAATGTTCTAATTGCATTAGGAAGCAATCTTTCAATAATTCCAGAATTTGTTTCTAACTTAGGATTATAGAAGAATGCAGTACCTGCAGTAGTTGAGAATTGTGCTTTACGTATTTTGAATTTAAGATCTTCAAACTGGCTAGGTGTCCAAATAGTACCATTCTGTGATTTAAATAAACTACCACCAACATATTGACGAGTAACAACAACTGCTTCAGCATCAGGTAAACTCTGTGTATTAACAGTTCTCTCACCCATCTGAGCAATCCATGCTTCATAAAGATTTGTTGTAGGTGCTAATAATACAATTGCATATTCAGTTTCTGGTTCAAGAGGAACAGGAGAAGGGAATTTTACTCTTGTTGGTATCTCAGCATTAGATGATATATTAATATCACTTGGATTGAGAACAGCACGAGCATAATCTTGAACGAGTGTATTTGTTGGAAGACCCAACTCCATTGTTCTTAATTCAACTGTTAACTTTTGCTCTGGATCTTTATTAGCAAGGAATATATCAACTGCAGTTACAAATCCACCAGTTTCATCAGTTGTAAATGATTGAGCAAGAGGATCAAAGAACCATCTTCTTCGTCTGACAGTTTGAACAATAGTAGTTGTAAATGTGTCTATTCTACCCTCTGTTCGATAATTAGTCTCACCAGAACTTATTAATAAACTACCAGGTAATGGTTCTGCATTCTCTGCACTTGATGTTAATTTAAATGCACTAGTTCCTGTTCTAAATCTTAATGGTGGTGGTGGAGTTGTTAATGGATCTCTAAAGAAGAATGATCCATAAAGATCTCCATATGTATCAGCAACTAATCTTACATTTGATACACTTGCTTGTGCACCACTACTCTTTCCTAATAAAGTTACACCACTTGTAGGAATATATCCATAAAATCTTCCCTGTGCTTCATCTGCCATTGACGATATATCAATGTTTAAAACAGTTGTTGATGCAGAATAAGCACTTCCTAAACTTAATGAAGTATTATAAGGATTTGCATTGAATGTCTCACCAGGTGAATTTATATCTCCCAATTTATGATCTGGTTGAGCAATTCTGAATATTGCAACAAGATTACTATTTTGATCATAAGCTTCTACAGTTTCACCTTTAGTAAATATTCCATTTACCATTGAAATTTCAAGTAGTTTTGGAACAATATCAATTCCACTAACACTATCAAAGAAAGGATAGAACCTAGCAACAGGTCTTAATCCATTAGCTGAAAAAGCAACGTTTCTTGACCTTATATGAGTATCAGGTTCTTGACTTGTTAATACTCGTTCAGTTGTTGTTGTAATCCTTCTTGAACCACCAAACAAACCACCTAATATAGCACCAAATAAACCAAAAACTAGCAGAGCTCCGCCTACGATCCCTGCAGCTGCAGCACCACCAACACCAGCAAGTGCTCCAGTAGCACTGAGTTGAGTTCTTCTTCCTCGTGTTACTCTTACAATACCACCATCAACTTCTATAGTTCTAACCCAACTATCAGCAAATGGTTTTAATTCAATAGTACCAATAAATTCAACCATATTAAATGGGTTGACATTTTCAACTCTAGATGCTAATGGTTGATTAATCCAATCAATTTCTTCATAAGCAACAGTAATTAAATCACCAGTTTTTTGAACATTAGTATCTAATAACTCAAGATTTTGAGAAAAATCTGCTGTATCAACATTAGTTGTTAAATCTAATGCTAATTCTGGTTTCATAGACCAGAAATCTGCAGCAACATTTAACTCTCTAGCCTCAGAATTAATTGATACTCTCAAATCTGGATCACTACTATCTAAAAGATCTGCATTTTTAAAATCATCAACAAAAAATCCAGTTTTAAATCTTGATAAACCATCAACATCTTGAACTTGTAAAGTTTTTGTATCCAGTTCAAGTAAACTTAATGAAGTAACTTCTTCTAAAGTTTCTATTCTATCTTCAAGTCTACCAATATCTCTCATAGTATATCTGGTATTATCAGCAACTCTTATAATTGCATCATCGGGATTATAAAGATAAGCAGGTAACTGAATTGTTGCAATTTCCATTGCATCACTAGTGCTTGGTGGAACTGCAGGATTAGTTGATGAAGTGCCTTGAATTACTGCTAAATTTCCTAAAGTATCTAAAATGACTCTATCATTTCTAGGTAAGTAAAAATTATAACCTATAATTGAACTCTCATTTGGAGTTGCAACAAATGATGGGTTAAAACTATTTGCAAAAGTTCTATTTTGAAATGCAAAAGGTGATTCTGCACCAGTGTAAGTTGAAACTCTCGGTCTGAAATCAATCGTATCGGTTGCTCTTAAATTATTTTTTAGTAGTGGAATATCATTTGAAAATCTTTCTTCATCATATGATGCAACTGTGTAGAAATCACCAACGTCATTTGTTGGAACATCATAACGATCATATACAACTAAAACTTTTCTGGTTGCAGGTGGAAAATCAACTCTTCTTACAAGTCGTGAATAATCATAAAATTGTTCTCTCTGACCCTTATCAAGTTCAAATCTATTAGTAATATTTAAGTTATTTCCAACAGTTATAAGTTGTAGTAATGTAGATATATTTGATTCGTCAAAATTACAAACTTCACCTTTTGCAAATTTAGTCGGTGTTAAATATACTATTTCAACTTCGGTTGCAGATATTAAAGATGTTATCTGTGCAACAGCATCACTATTATCACCTATAATTTTTTCACCTAAAATAGCTGTTGTATCTAAATTTAAACCAGATGGAAAAGTTAATTTATCAAGCACTGGTGAATTATTATCTGTTGATTCAAATACACCCAATACCTTTGCCACATCTGGTTTATTTAATGATATCTCTCTATCCTCTACCCTTAAACCATAACCAGATGCCTGATCCATCCCTGAAAGAGATGTATTAATCCCTACAGCAGTCTTAAGAACTTCTAATTTTTCACTTCTAATATAATTCTTTACTTTACTCTTTAATGCTTGTTTTTTAAGAGTTGTTGATACAACAACATTTGTCTGACTAGCTGTTAGTCCATTTATGGTAACAGTTTGACCATCTGAACTTAAAACAAACTGATCTGCTGTTAAATCTTCAATTGCTCCATTAGAATAGTGAACAGAATATCTTTCAGCATCAAATCCTTCATAAAATGCACTTGAAATACCACTGGCAGCAAGATCAAATGTTAATACACCAGACCCATCAGTGCTTTCTCCTGTTATATTTGTACCGACAGTTAGATTGGCACCCGATAAATTAATGTCAGATACATTCTTATTACCTAATTCTGCATATAATCCCTTAGTTTCATTTAAATTTATATTAGGAACACCAAATGAGAAAGTCGTAGTTGTTAGTACAGATGGAACAGTACCATTACATACACCTGCTATACTAGCAACAGAACCTACAGTTATTGAAAGTCCATCTGTAGATACACTTGTAACCCTATTAAATCTTTCAGTTGCTTCATCTGGCAACTGATATCTAATAATTGTATCTGTTTTTATACCAGTAAAACTTCTACCAGCACATGTAGCAACACCAGTTACTCCAATATTTAATTTATCTACAATACTAAAACCAGTTGGAATTCTTCTTTGTAAAACAGTATCAGCAACAAAATCAGAAGCATATCCAGATACAGAAGATGCATCCTGATAAACTGATTTAATATCTTGTATACCAAAAGTTCTAACTGTTTGAAGAGATCTTGATAATTCTGGATCTTCATTAATAATTATTTGTTCACCTTGTACAAATACACCAGTAACTTCAGATAACTTATGTTCAGTATTGCCACCACCTGCACCTACTGTGTAACCAATAGCACCACTACTCACACCTCTTACTCGTGAAGCATCTGGAAGTTGAGCATTACTTACAGATTGATTAAATACTAAACGAGTAAATGTTTGTATATCAAATAAATGTAAATCCCATTCAGTTGTATCTCCAGCATAAGATGCGTTAGATACAGTAAATGAATAAACTCTTGCTTGACCTACTAATTCACCAGTTCCAGCAGTATTTGAACCAGTTCTTTGATTGTATAATTCAACTACTTTAGTATCATAATTGATATTTGGTACAGGAGCACCAAAAACATTATTAACTCTTAAAATAGTTCCCATTTGATAGGGAACTAACGAAGAATCTACTATTTGTTTGTCTCTTGGTTTGGCAACATCTATCATTGATACACCACCAAGAGTTACATCATATCCCTTTACATATGCTTTTCCAGCAGATATTTTAACACACATTAAATCATCTGATGGTGTATTTTGTTGATCTGTTACCTCATTTGATCTAAAAATACCTTCATTTGATATACCATCATTTAATGAATTAAAGACTTGAACATCGAATGGTGCTACTGAATAATTTCCAGATTCATCATATGTTCTTGTAGCAAAATAATCTCTTATTAAAGAATAGTCTGATTTTTTGACTATCTTTTTAATTTCACCTTCATCTACTCTTAAAAGTTCAATAAAGTTTGTGTCATTAAAATCAGTTAGATTTTTCTTTCCTAATGTTGTAGTTATTTTTAATCTATCAGCACCTGGTGCAGCAAAATTTGAAAATCCTCTTGCATTATCATATAAAGAATCATCATTTTTAGCAGTAATTAATTGCTCATCAATATTTAAACCAACTCTGTATGATGGTGTATTTGTATAAGGATCTAAAACAATTTTATCTGTAGATACATCAACAAAAGTTCCTCTAATAAAATATGTTCCAGAAGATATACCAACTGCGGATCCAATGGCAGAAGCACCAGTATCTACTAATGTAAGAACTGTTTCTCCTTCATTAATTGCAGTATTACCATAAGTAAAAGATTCTTGAACTATTAATTTTTCACCATCATCTAAATATGATATTTGATTATCATTTCCAGACTCCAAATATTTTACATATATTGTTAAATCATCTATTTCTGTACCAGCTCCTACTAATTGATAACTATCAATCGTTAAAACAATACCAGAAGTTTGACCTTTTAATCTTAGACCAATTAACTGTTCTAAGTATAAATTAACTGGAATACCTAAATGATCTTCTAATATCCTTACTGAATAGTATTGATTGTCAAAATTAATATTACCAGGTATCACCATAGACCCATCTTTAAAGATGTGACTACCAAATGATTCAATTTGATTTTGAAGAATTGATTGAGACTGTGTTAATTCTCTTGCTTGAACAGGGAATCCTGGTTTAAATAGGACTTTGTAAAATTTATCTTCCTTATTAAAATCATCATAATAAGGACTTATATTTAAATTTGTTTTTTGTGGCATTTTTTAAAATTCCAAGATGATTTTAATGTCTTCCTTTTGTCTAGGATTTCTAGTAACTAATGGTCGATTATCTAAGTAAATTATTTCACCAGACTTTTTATTTATCTCAGGAGAAGCAAGACCATTTGTGAAGTTAACTCCCAAAGATATTACCTTGTTTCCTGATGGATTAGTACTTACTCCAGTAAAGTTTTGATCTACAGTAGCAGAAAATCCACTTGTAGATATTATACTTTCAGCTGAAGATTCAAATGCTAGAACTTTAGATCCAGTTGTAATTCCAACATAGTCTGTCTGATCAGCACTAGTTTGATTAAAGAATAGTGATCTATCTTGATAATACTTAATGACATCAGTGTCTGTATCATAAGAAACAATGTATCCCTCTGCTGTTCCACCAGTAACGGTTTGTCTAATTTTCTCTCCCATAACTGGAGTTCCAGTTGGAGAAACAATTTTTATTGCATTAACTGATGAAAAATCATTTGCAGTATATATTGATGTTGATCCAATAGATGTTGGATTTTTTATAATACTAATTTGTGAAAATTTAGTATCTGTTGGAAAATCTTTAGTAGAATCATCAAATCTTGCATAAACTAAAATTTTATCAGTTCCCAATTCTTTATATAAATCAAAACCATGACCTCTGGATGGTGGAATAATTGGTATTAGTTTAGCAAAATTACCCACAGATACACCTGAATTACCAAGTGGACCTAAATCAACCATTCCATAAGTATATCCTTGACCACCTGAAGAAACGACTGTTTTTATTATTTTACCATTACTGTCAGTGTCAATGACAACCTTTGCACCTGTTCCATCTCCAACAATATCAACTTCCTTACCAACAACATTTTGAGAATATCCAAAACCTTGTTTGTCAATATAAACTTTTTTGATTTGGTTGTTGTTTATAGTTGAGTCTCCATTCTCCCTTACAGATTGTATTTGAGTTTCCGATGAAGTTGGCCAGTCACTAGGAACTGAAATGTATTCAGTTGAATCAAATTTTATAATATCACTTGGAGGAACAGTAAAAAGATACTTCCAAACATAACCATCACCACTCTCTCCTGCTCTTGATGGTTCTAAATCAGTAAATAAAGGTTCATCCTGTGATGCATTTCCTGTTGAACTAATACCAGTAGAACCATTATCAATACAAACATACACATCAAAATTTTTATTAATTACATAGTAATTTGCTGCATATAATCTTGTAGAGTTTGTTACTGGTGATGGATTAGTGACACTATAATCATGTCGATATATTTCATATCTTGTACCTTGTGTCCAATCTCTTCTTGTTATTAATCTTCTTATATTCGCACTAGTAACCTTTTTACCAAATATTTGAGTATCTCCACTATGATCTACATAATTAAAATTATCTGTTGGACTTGGTGTGTTTGTATTCCAATCTGTCGTTCTACCAAAACCAACCGCAAGAGTTGGATTGGCAAGACCCAATGTAATATAATATGAATTTGCAGAGTCATCCACTGTCTCTACAAAGTTGTTTGCATTTAGAATTCTAAATTGATCTGTTACAATTGCAGCCATATCATTAGCTTTTTTCTATATTTATACTACCCAAGATCCTTTCTTAATGAACCACTGTCCCTAAGACCGAAATCTCTTCTCTGAATAGATGGGTAAGTCGTTAATCCAGAGTCTATTGTTAATCCAGTAACACCTATTGATATAGGATTCGCATCCCTTGTGAAACCTGTTAATCTTCCCCAAGAGAAACCACCGATTGTTGAACCAGAAGTCTCTATACCAGTGGTATTAACACCACTCATTATATTACATGTAATAATACCAACACCAGAATTATAGGCATTTATGAAGTAGATATTATCAACACATGTAGTTCCAGTTGCAACAACAGTGGAATTATCACTCACAACTGAGGTAACACCATGTCCAACTTGTGTTCCAAATATGTATATAGGATAACCAACTTTCAGATCTGTAAGAACTGAATTTGGATTATTTGTTAAATCAGCACTTATATTAAATTTAAGTGCTGTTGGATGTCCAATTCCACCAGTTACACCTATACCTGTAATCGCACCATCAAATCCTTGTATGACAGTGATAGTATTAATATTGTCTTTAATTGGTCTTGGAAGTTGAGTAAGAACTTGAGGAACTGCTGATATCGTATAACCTAAACCAGGATTTGTAATTGTAGTGTTAGTTATAACACCATTAGTAATAGTTGCAGTTGCTGTAGCAGTTACTCCAATTCCAACCCCAATAACACTAGGTGCTGATATTGATATAGATGTAGTAGAACCTACATACCCACTTCCAGAATTTGTTATGTTAAGTGCTTGAATTGTTCCACCAATTGAAACAGTTGCAGTAAATGCAGCAGATACAGGATTTGTGGAACCAACTATTAATCCACCAACCACAATATTAGTTAAAGCAGAGTAATCTTCTTCATAATTAAAGAATTTTGCATTATCAAGGAATAATTCATCACTAGTTGTTGTTATATCATCAATAATTTTAGCAGTTGGATAAACCTGAGATTCAATTGAATCTCTAACCTTAGATACTACTTCACCACTTATCTTCTTATCAATCTTTTGTTTAGTCCAATTGAATGGTTTATAAACAGATTCATTAATACCTAATCCAGTATAAATGTTAGTTTCAACTTCATCAGATCCTAATATTGAGAATATTGTTCTTGGATCTTGACCAGTTGATATACCAATTTTATTTAATTGAACAACATCACCTGTTTTTATAGTAGGTGTTATTGATGCTCCTGCAGAAACTTGAACAGAATCAATACCATTTGTACCTTTATAGAAGAATATATCAATAATATCATTAGCATCAGGTGCTTGTACAAAATCAAAGGATGAACCACCATCAAATGTATAAGATTCACCTGGTTCCTGCACTACCCCATTTACAAATATAAGCAATAAAGCATCAAGATCTATGAGTGATGAATCTGGATTATCTGGATCTATTTCAAAACTTAAGAGACTTGCATTATAGAATAACGGGAATCTCTTTCTTACACCATTCTGCAAATCTCTTACAGAATCAATAAAATCAAACTGTCCAAAGTTCCAAGATGAATATTGATCTTTAAACACTTCAGTAACTGTTAATTCAAAATCATTAATTAATTGTGATGTGTTTAAGAACCTATCAGTAACTAATCCAACAGGTTTAAATACATCACCCAACTTAAAGTTGTAACCATTATTATTCAGTTTAAAGTTAACTACCTCATAAGAAGTAGATCCTATACCAACCGTGGTATCAGCAGCTCCTACTTGAATATCTACAGTTACACCAGTTCCAGTATCAGTTGTTGATCCTATACCTCTTCTAGAAACTCCAATAATTGGTAAATTTTCATAGGATGGTGAAGAAATTTGTATTTGTGGTTGTGTGTAACCAGTACCTGCATTATTAATGTTAAATTTGAGTGCACCACCTGTTCCTGTATTTGTAATACCAACATTTACGGTGAATGTATTAGTAGTTTTCGCAGTGATTGCTAAAGTTGCATTATGCGCTGGATCACCACCTGCTGAACTTGGAGTAGGACCAGAACGAGGATATGAGTGATCAGTTGAGAAATTATCTTGTGCACATCTGAATACAAATGAATTTGTTGCAAGACCAACAGTATCACTTGTAGTTAAACCGTGAGATGCTTTAGTAATTACTAAATTACCTGTTGCTGGATCGTAAGTAGCACTTGTAGGAGTAAGAGGAGAACCTCCAGTTACTGTAACAGCATTAGTTGATGCACTTACAAATACATGTGTATTAGAAACAACTTCTGCTGTAATATCCGCACTTGCTCCATTTCCAGATAAATCTGTAACTGCAACAGAAACAGGGTTGCGATATCCAGATCCAAATGTCAAATCTGCCAAATACTCAAATGCAGTTCCTGATCCAACGTAAGCATGTGCTTGACCACTTACACCAATATCAGTCGTAAAGGTAGTTGTGGATAATATTCCAGTTACACTAAAAGATCTATCGGACGGAATTGTTAATGATGGATTAAATACCATACCATCCAATCTGACAAACTCATTAATATTTCTAAATCCATGATTACCTGAAGTAGTAATCTCAAGTTGACCTGTTAAGTGATTAAATGATGATGTGCTTATTCCAAATGCACCTCCAGTAGTTGCAATACCAACAATTCCAACTATTGCTCCACTTCCATTTGTTGTTGCTTTTACTTTTGATGGTGCTAAGTTTGCAACACCCAATCCACCAGTTGAACCTAATGATACAATTACACCACCTCTTGGTAGTTGATTTTGGTTTACATCTGTGTCACTAACAATTTTTTGACCATTTGATGATGTTATTCCAGTAAATATAACACTACTTGCTCCACCAGACTCTGCAAATTCATAGTTATTTCCTAAGTTATTAAAAGTGGTCGGTGTTTGGAATATTCCATTTAAAAGTAATATGCTACTTCCTGTTGTAATACCTGATGTTGTTCCACCACCAACTTTTAGTAAATGTGTAGCACCTATACCAGTAAATCCACCAGAAATGTCATCAAATATTTTGTTTGCACTATAATCCTTTCTTAAGAATACTCTTCCATTAAAGGTTGATCTAACAGGATCTAAATTTGATTGTGTCTTTTGTGTAGCATTCGCATCTCCTTTTGGTGGATCAGTTAAGTGAATTGTACTATCAACAATATTATAACCACCAGAGAACAATCTAGTTGTTGCACCAGAACTATGGTTTGTAGCCGCAGATCCTATTGCACCTCTCTCTACTGCTAAAACATTTACAGATCCAGTTTCAGTTATCGGACCAACTGATGTAGTTCCTAAACCAACATTGGTTATCTTCATAAATTCATCATTTATTTTGATGATATCATTTGATTGTATTGAAGAAATTCCAGTTACACTGAATAATGTTTGTGTATTTGTAATATTATATTCAAGATCAGTGGTTATTGGTGTAAATGCTATAGGAGACTGTATCACACCATCAATTGATATTAATGCCTTCTCATTTTTCTTAAACATCTCAAATTCATGAGCATTACCAGATCCTGTTCCAGTAAATGTAACCGCAACACCTGCTACAGCATCGGGACGAGATTTTGATATTTTAAAAGTATCTTTAGTTAATCTAATAGCATATGCTTCAGAACCCAAAGTACCACCAGCAGTTGCAATTCCAGTTAATGATACACCTTCAAATGTTGAACCAGGTGTATATACTAATCTTTCACCAGTTTCAAAGAAATGATCTTTTATTGTAAATATACCTGTTGATGCATCTAAACTTGAAGTATCTGTTGGATTGAATTGTTTCTGGAATATAGGTGTTGAATCACTTTGAAGAACAAAACTTGTTCTATTAGATCTTGAACCATTTAATGCATCATATTGTGCTATTAATAAAGATTCTGAAACCGTTCCGTATTGTAAGTTAGGTGGTGTATTTAATAAATCAAGTTCAGTATAAATTGCTTCTGTAAATACCTGTACTTGAACATTATTAGTCCCACCAGTATAAAGAGGATCTGGATGGAAGTTAAGATTTAAATCATTACCAACTAATGTTGAAGAAAATGTTCCTATACCTGATGTACTACCTATTGATAAGAATGGATATTGAACAGAGTGTGAATCAGTAGAATCATGTGCAACTAAAACTTGATGAAGAGCACTTGTAGATCCACTTGAAACTCTTACAAATCCCTTAAGTGTGGAAATTTTATTCTCTAAAAATGTTGCAATTGTAGATGCTGTTGATACATTTGAAAAGTTTGATTCAAATCTAACAGTTTTTTCAGTACCATCTAATTGACCTAAGTTTTTAAATCTATAAGTTCCAATACCTGATGATGTTGTACCAATACCAATTATTCTTGATCTAACTAAAACTTCATTTGGTTGATCATTTTCAAATTTTAAAGATAGAATATTTGAATTAATTTCTGAGGTAAATGTTCCTATAAAATTAGATATTGCAGCACTCTCAGTATCTGAATAAAATTCTGCAATGTATGAAGATGATCCATCATGTGTTAGATATAAATCAACAAAATTAGTTTCATCTGTATTAAGATCATTCACTTCAATAGATGCAAAAAATGCATCTGTATTATTAATATTAGTTGATATTATTGTAGAAGTAGTTGCTGTTGCTACTGTGGTGTTTATACCAGATAAGTTTATGAAACCTATTGATTGAGTTCCAATACCTGTTAAATTTGTATTAAATGAAGTTTGAAGTATCTTAATATCATAATCATTATTTTCTGGATCATCTGGAGTAAATTTTAAAGATACATTCTTCGATGTATCCATTTGTCCAAGTATTGTTCCTAATTCTGATGGAGTTGTATGAACTTTTGATCTCTCAGCAGTGTACATATTTAAATCATCTTTAAATATGATAATATCTGATATTTGAGTATTTCCTGTATTTGGATCTTTGATCTGTACTAAGAATGTTGCATATCTTGCATTGATTGATAAATCTAAAAACTTAGTTAAAGTTGTAGCATTACTCTTAAATAATGAACTTATATCATCTATTTCTAAAACACGATTTGTTTTACATTCAATATAAGGAGATAATTTTGTATTTTTTAATTTAAGAAACTTAGATTTTCCAGCATCTGTATCAATATCTAAAGCAAAATCAAAATTATTAATAGTATCAATTCTCTTTTGCTCAATAAAATCTAAAGCAAGAGTATCTGCAAAACTTGAAGTTGTAATACCTACATTGGTAATTGATGTTATTCCTACGTCTGCAAAATTTTTAAGTCCACTGGTATGAAGTAATCTATTTACAGAACTGACTAAAGTATCATAAGTTACTGAACTTTTTACACTGTAAGATAAATTTTGATAATAATCATTATCTGGAACTCTTTGATAATCTTGACTTAATTTACCAATATCATTATTCCAACCTTGTTCCTGTCTTAATGAATAACTTATATCAAATCTTCCAGAATTTTTTGATATATTATTAATTGTTGCTATAGTACCAGATACAAATCCTTTTATGAGTTGACCTCTAACCAAATTAAAGGCACCAGGTGTTAGTTCTTCAATTTTTATAAACTCATTGGTGGATATAGAAACTTTTACATCTACAGGAATATATGAAGTTCCTACAAAAGCTAATAATTTTTCACCAACACTAAACTTAGAATTTGTTTGAGTAACTTTAAATTGTGGATAATCATCTTTGCTTATTATAGTTCCATAAGAATTTTGAACAGTTTTTGCAATACCTGGATCTGAAGTAATATTAGATAAATTAAAACTAACTGTTGCAGGATTGGTATTATTTACAGCTGTTACTTTGAAGAACTTATATCCATTATCATCTGAGTTAAATCCTGTCCCAGTATCTCCATGTTTTTGAAGACCCTCTACAAATATCTCTTCATCTACTACAAATGGTGGAGTAGAGAAACCTAATACGGGAGTTACTAATGTGCATGTACATAATCCAGCAGAAGCACCTGTTGCAGTGTATACTAATCTATTAATCGTAGATCCATTATCGTTATTTACCGCAAATATTTCATGTGTTATTGATTGCAACCCTTTAGGTGGTACAACAATATCTACACTATTTAAAGAATTACTTGAAATTAAAGCATTTAGTGTAGCAGAACCAACTTCTTCTCTGGTAATTGGATTAATAATTTTTAAATTAGGTGGTGAAGTATAATTTCTACCACCTTCAATTACTTCAATATTTGATATAGTATCAGCATTTATTATTGAAATAACAGGAGAAATAAATGCTTCAGGTTTAAGAGTTGGGTCTGATGAATATTCAAAACCTGGATTTAAAATCCTAATATCATCTACTCTGTTTATATTTGTTGAATCTGGTAATAATGTGGCATTTGTTCCTTGTGTAGATCCAACACTTACAAAAGATGGTAAACTATCATATCCTAATCCACCAAAATCAATACTTATTTTATCAATAGGACCTTTTGCTCTTGGTGATTTTGTAGAATACTTTAATACACTAGTTTCTGCTGATGTATATGATAGTTTTTCTGGGACTTTTGGTACTGATATATTAAAAGATGTATATGATGCACCTACAAGGGGTGGGACATTGAATACTGAATATTCCCCATCATAATCACTATTTAAATAATGAATTTTATTATAGTTAACAACATCAGTATCAGAAGTGCTAATAAAACCAGATTTCTTAATATTATAGTATAAATTTAAAGAATTATTAGGTGAATAATTAAGTGTAACTGTCGCAGTAGATGTAACACCAACTGTTCCTACACCTATGACTTGAAGATTAGTTGTATTTCCGACTGATACAAATTGATTTTTATAATCTTTATCGTGGTAAATATTAAGTTCATATCCCAATAAAGATGTATGTCCTACTCCAAATACTAAATTATTATCTTTTAAAACAGGTATTGGAGGATTAATTAAAGAAAATTCATGCTTACTTCCTGTGGCACCACCAGTTGAAGTTAATTCAATAATATTAGCTGGATTACTATTAACATCATCATAAGTTTCACCTAATTTAAAATTATTATCATCAACTTTAAAGACGTAATATGATTCCTGATTTGATAAACCTTCTGTTATAGAAGTTGAAATATATTGAACTTTATCACCAGTATTTAAATTATGAGCAGTAGAGTTGAAATTATTAGATGCAGTTGTAACTCCACTAGATGCAACAGTAAATGGATTAACTAATAAATTATGAGTATCTGGATCAAATCTAAGATCTATTTTAGTTGATGTTCCTATTCCAACTGATTGATTAGGATTAATAGATAAATTTATAACATCAGTATCACGTAAACCATGTGCAGTTGATACTGAAACCACAGCATCAATTTTCTGTAAAGTTCCAGTTACTTGATCAAAATTACTCTCAAATAGATATTCAAAACTACCATTTCCAACAGTTGTATCACCAACAAATGCCAATCCATCAGAACTAGTTGTTAATCCAACCTGAGTTACAATACCAATATAATCTTTAGATTTTTTGATAACATATACATCCTGACTATTTCCTGTTTCTGGTATACTAAATGTTGTTACTCCATCATCTTTAGAAACTGTTAGTGCATATCCTACTTGACCTTTAAATTTACCTGGTTTTGTTAATGTTACTCTTTGATTTGTTTTAAATGGATGATTTGGTAGTCTTATACTACGAGTTGGAGTTGAAACGATACTTACTAAATCACCTAATGTTGATGTTGCAGTTGATCCCAGACCAACAGCTGTACCCACACCAATAGATTCATGTGGATTGAAATATACTTGATCATTTAATTTTGAATCAAATACTTGAGTTTGAAGTGGAATATTAAAGAAATTTGGTATAAGAGAAAGTGGTGTTGATACGGAATGTATACCACTTGATAAACCTCTTTGAACTCTTAACACATTATTTTGAGTAAATGTGTTTAAAACAAGTAATTTTTCTGTACCTATACCAATACTACTACCAATAGAAATATTTTCTGGTATATTTGCAACATAGATGTCAGTTACAATACCAGTTGTTGCTGAATTTGGAACTTCTTGATATAAAACTGTTTGAGATGTATCAATACCAATTTTATGTGCTCCAGATAATCCTTTAATTGCTGTTGTACTTAAACCAGATATAACAACATTATCATGTTCATTTAAACTGGGAGCAGTTGAAATATATGCTGCTATATGAGATGGATCTCTCCAAATAAAAGTTGCATTGTAAGTATCAACAGTAGTATTGATTGATTCGATATTTTTGCCAGATATACTTCTAACAGATACACTTAGACCACCACCATTTGTGCTTGTATTATCAAATACTGCAGAATCACCAACTTCATAATTATCTCCAGCATTAATAATTTGGATAGAATCTATAGATCCAGCTGTAGTAGATTCTACAATAGTTGATTGTTGTGCTATTTCGTTAGATTCAACAATAAAATCATTATCTGCAAATGCATCAGAAACTTTATATGGATAACTGTTACGTATTAAATTAGAATTACTAAAATCAAATGTTGTTTGATTTATATTAAAGTTTTCATTTGATGGATCTGCTCTGTAAGTATGTCCAATAAAATATGGAAAAACTGGTAATTGTGAGTTAGAATTAATACCTACAAAATATGCATAGGTTCCATTAGGAAATTCTGGGGTTCTTCCATATCTACCATTGTGCTGATCTAAATCTCCTGCATTGGTAAATCTATAATCTTCAACAAAAAATCCATTACTAAATTGGTTTGGTCTATTAATAACACTATTTGGATCTAAAATGTATCCAGAAGTTAATATTTTAACAACCGAATTATCATCCGTTGAATCACTATATCCATATGGTCCATATATTGGATTTCCATCATATGCCCATCCAATTATTGGTGAATGACCTGAACCATCATCACCGAAAGTATTTTCTCCAATTTGAGTGGAATAACCAACCATAGAATATTGAAGTTTATTATTTGTTTCAAGTAATGCTTCACTTCCATATCTTTCAAATTTGTTTACAGTTAATGATCTAACACTTACATCAATTTTTGCTCCACTTCCTGGTGGAACAACTTTAATTTCTGTTTTATTTTGTTGGTATTGTAAACCACCCTCTAAAATAATTACCTCTTCAACTCTACCACCTCTTACAACAGCTCTTAACTTTGCACCAAGTCCAGTTCCTATTCCTACTACCTCTAAATCGGGTGCAGAGGAGTATTCTCTACCTTTTGTTTGTATTTCAACGTAAGTGATTTTACCGTCTGTTATAATCGGTTTTAACTCAGCATCTTTACCAGTTTTAATTTTTACATCTATAGATTTTTCAAGATTTAATATATCAGAACCATAACCAGATCCCCTGTCATATAATAATATGTCAGAAATAGGTCCTCTAACAACAGGAGTTGCAGTAATTATTCCTACACCTGTATGTGATAATTCATATTTTAAATTTAAGATAATATCTGGATATTTAAATACTTGGAAACCTGTTCCTTGATTTGAAAACTTAATATAATCCTTTCTTTCAAATTCTGTTGTTATAGTTCCACCAAGACCAGCATTTGTAAGTCTAAATGCATCATCATTTATTTTTAATACTTTATAAAAATTAGTGGTAGTAGTGATACCAGTTGCTGTAGATAAACCAGAAATTGTAGTTGGTAATGTCGATCCTATACCAACCGCAGTTGCATAAACAATCTTATCACCATTATTAAATCCATGATTATCAAAATGAATAGTATTAGTTACTGTATTAATTTCTGTTGGTTTTACGAATACTTGTCTATTTTTATATCCACTTCCACCATCTATTACTCGTATGTCATGTAAAGTTTTTTCATCATTATATAATTTAAATTTATGTACACCTATTTTATTAGTTGTTGTAAATCCAACCGTGTTTATACCTGCATTTAACTCACCAAGAGTTTGATATAATTTTATCGTACTGGTATTTACAACTTCTGGATAGTAAGTAGCAGTGTTTACGAGAGTTGTAGTACCTACACCAACAATAGATGATCCTGTATCTGATCCAGTAAACGAACCTATACCTAAAGGAGGATTATCATTTCGATCATATACAAGTGGTTGTCCGTTTATTATATTATGTCTATCTTGGAAGGTTATAGTTTCATCTACATTATCTACACCCCCAGAGTCTGACATTAATCTAGCATCAAAACTTATTTCTCTTTTTCTATCAAATAAAACTGGTTCTAATATAGCGCCATCACCATTACCACCTTCAATAGTTGCAGTTATTACTCTATTAATACCAAAATTTTGTGGATCAACTTGAACATCATTTATACTACCAGAAAGCACAGGTCTAATTAAAGCAGTTGTATTTCCAACACCTGGACCTGATAATGTTACTTCTGGTGGATTTATTACGTCATAATTACTTCCACCATTTAATAATGTAATTCTATCTAATGGTCCAAAGTAAATCTTATCTTCTGATTTATAATTTGTTACCTCAACACCATTAACTAATAATCCTGTTGATCCTGATATTGTTTTAACAGATGTTGCATTTGTTAGATTTGGATTAAGAGGAAACTTTTTAAGTAATTTTTGTGATGCTATCTCTTGTTCAAGTATTCCAACTAAAGAAAAAGTATGTGTACCAGATCCTGGTTGTAATGCTTCAAATTCAACAAAATCAGATATTGGAATAAATGATCTAGAAAGATATAATCTTATTTGGTTTGTATTTGATAAAACTTCAACAAAATATGAACCTTCTGGTAAATTTGGTAAAACTGTACCTTGTGCAGTATAAAAAACTTCATCACCAGTTATAAATGGGACTGGATTTGGAAAAGATATAATATTATATTTTAAAGTATTGGGATTATAACCAGAATTTGGCAATTCATTTCCAGCAACAGCTTCTGGTATTATTGATTTTGGTAATTCTGTGGTTATTTGATATGATGGTAGTGAATTAGATGCAACATAGAAGTCTTCATCCATATCATTATAAACATTAGTTATATCTGATGTTAAAATATTTTGACCAAAATCAACATCTGTTTTTGTGCTTGAAACACGATTAATAATTCTTCTTAAATCATATTCACGATTTGGGTCTGGTAATGTTGTAATATTTGATAGTAAAGTTAAATTGTTTATTGAAATGGTTGAGGTATCTACATCAATATTACCAACTATACCAGTAGCAACTACTTCTTCTTCATTTCTAAATAATACTTCAATATTATCATCAATCTTTAAACTTGATTTATCAATATCTCTTGTAAATAAAACAATATTTGCACCAGATATACTTTCTATTGTAAATCTTGAAGATGTATTATAAATCCATGAATTTGCAAAAATTTCTTTTTTTGTTTTATCTTCTAATGGGTTAAGTATTTTTTCACCAACATTTCTGACTGTTATATTTTCACCTTGTGTTAGTAATCGAATATCTGATGTTGGAACAAATTTAGATAGTACTCCAGTTAATCTTAACTCAACTTTTTTAGTTAAATCACCATTTTCATATCCATAATAAAATTCTTGTGATCTAATATCGTTAGTTGAAGTTATAACACCTACAATATTCTGACATCCAAAAAATTGATTGACTGATTTGTTACTATAGTAGATATTTGTGCTAATTCCAGAAACTAATGTACCAGTTGCACCAAATCCAACAGTAGAATCAACTGTTATAACAGATGAACCTACAGAAACATTACCAATTACCTTTGTTTTAGGACTTACATTAAATGTACCTTCAATTAAATCAATATAATTAAATCCAACAAATAAACCAATTTTATAATATACCTTTCCTTTCCTTGTTAGTGGTTCAACTTCTGATATTGATGCTTTTGTTGCACTATCAGTTGATTTTATAATTGTTTGACCAACCAAATGAATTGGATTACCAGAAAGTGCTTCAGCAAGAACTATTTCTCTTCTTATAAATTCTGCTGTTGATGGTTTTATTAAATATTGCTCTAGATCTAAAATTTTAGGAGTTTCATTATATAAAACATTGAATAATATTCTAAATGATTCTTCTGTACCTTTTGATTGGTATAATGACTTTGAATTTTTAATAAAATTACTTACATCCAGATTATTAACAAAATTTACGTTTTCTAAACCAGGTGTAAGTAGTTTTTTTGTCTTTTTATAAAATTCTTTAAGGAATAATGCACTTAAATTAACAACAGTAGCATCATTTTCGTGATTAATTGCTAATGAGTCTGAAAATACTAATTCTGATGGATTATTATCTGCATGATAAGTTGTTATACCACTAAAACCACGAATACAACCAGTAAAACTATTAGTAGTAATACCAGTATATGTTATAACCTCATCTTCAATCTTAAAAAGACCATATTCATTAGGAAATCCCTTAGTACTACTAACATTTACAGTTGTTGAAGTAGTTGTAATACCACTTATTAATTTTGTTTCTCCTACAATAACTTCGGGAGTTAAATTATCTAATTTTATGTACTGATCAAGGTTATCGGTAAGGTCAATTGGACCTCCTTGATATTCTTGAGAAATATAGTATTGCTTTAAAAAATCGACTGCCTTTGGACTTTCAGATATTAAAAACTCAGGTACTTGATTTTCAATTATCTGTTGGACTTTGACTCTTTTATCAATTCCAGTGGTTATCATATTATCCTCTTACCAGTGCTCCATTTGCATAACTTGATGTAGTCTTATATCCGACACCAGATATCTGTTCACCAGAAGTAATTGTATCCTTAACCATATTTATAGTGCTATCTCCAACTGCAAAACTGAGATATAGATCTTTTAATCCAATAACATCATTCGATTCAGGAAATGCTTGTATTTCAATAATATTATTATCTCTTTGTGTAGAAGTAATATTTACAGTTGATATAATAACTTCACCTTTCATATAATCAACAATTCCAGCAGAAGCAACAACTAATTGACCTTGAGATAATTCAGTATCACTTTTTACAATTGCTATGACACCCTTTCCACTTCCATCTAAAGTACCATCGGCACGTTTATTTGGTATATCTGTAAAATATACAGTGTCAACTTGACCTTGGATAGTAAATCCAGTGCTTTTTATATTTTTACCAGATGCATTGATATGAAATTGATTGCCATAACATAATTCATACTGAGCAAATTGGTTTGTTAGTGCTTTAAGATTTCTTCTAATCTTTACTGTCGTAATATTTGATGTAATTGCATCTTCAATATTGTCAATTACATTTAACATCTTACTATACTTAAATCTTCCACCAAATTTGTTTAAATCGGTTGATGAAGCATAAGTTATAAGACCGTTTGTAATATTTGTTTTTTATTCAGATACAGTTGTTACCTTTGATTGATCATAGTAGACATATGAATCTAATTCAACATAAAGCAATTTAAGATCAAGTATTTTCTGATTAATTCCTGCAAGAGTATATCCCTTTAAATTTGATAATATTGCCTGTTTATCAAAATCAGATACAAATTCACCATTTTTTGGTTTAATTGTAATTAACACTGTTCCAAACTCTGGTGGATCTAATTCTTCACCACCAACAACAGAAACTGATTCTGTATTTGGATATATTTGTTGTATTACAGACTCATAATCCCTTGCTGTAACTGCTCTGTACTGCGATGAATATAGTCTAGGTGCAAAATACTTAATAGAGTCAATTGACTCGATATTACCCCCATTAGATGCCGCTATGGTGGTTGTAACTGTTGGTGTAACTGTTGGTAATGAAACTTGATTTGATGAGGATACAGTGCTTCCTGCATAAGTAAAGGCAGCAGGACCATTTCCTTCAATTCCATCCGTCACAATGTAAGAAACATTGATAATAGCATCATTTTCTAACTTTTTACCAAATACTCCATCACCAAATAGTAGTTCATATCTTTCATCAGTAATTTCTTGTAATAAGTAAGTTTCTGAAGTATTATTAATCTTTAATATATTATCTACTTTACTGTATTCTCTTCCTAAACCAGTATCAGAAACACCTTTTACATAAACTTTGATGGTTGATGTATCAATGAATGAATTTTCAAGTATAAATCTTTGATCTAGTGACCCATCTACTATAAAACTCTTTGATAGATACGTTCCTTGATATATGATAATATCATTAAATGATCCAGTACTACTTACTATATTACCCGATGCATTTACATTCTGAGTTGTTGTTGTTGTAATTGTTTCTGGAATTGAAAACACATATGAAGTATCATTTGCAGAACCCACACATATTATACCAGACCTTAATGTAAGAGTTGGTGTATTTCCAGCAGTTGTAACGTCAAAAGAGACCGTTGCTTGTGCAGCAGTCCTCGATCTTGGTACATATCCAATGTTTCTTGCAAGAGAAACGACATTTTCACGTAATGTAGCAGAGTCTAAGAACGACTCATTCACAATCATGTTGGAGTTAAATGCGGTAATATACGTATTATATGCTAAAGTGTCAATTAAAACTGAAAAATTAGATCCTTCAAAGTCAAAATCCGTAAAATCAGAGTTTGCACGGAGATAATCCTTAATAGAGGTCTTAATTTGATCGAAATCGAGGTTTGTAAACTTAGTAAAGGGCATTTATCTTGTTGCTTCGAGCATGAATGTGAATTCTTGTGTAGGAGAGTCTTGTCCGACTATAATAAAGAATACAGTTACCTCAAATTCGTAAGTATCTGGTTTTGGTTGTACTTCAACAGTTACATCTTCTATTCTAGGTTCAAAGTTTTCAAGCACAATTTGAATTTGGTTCTGAATTACAGACGCAGTACCAAAATCTACAAACTCAAACAGGCTGTCACGAACCTCAGACCCTATTGCAGAGTTAAAAAACCTCTCAGTAGGGATAGTTTGTACTAAATTTCTTACAGACTTCTTAATTGCATTCTCGTTTTTGAGAATTGTGAGGTCTTTTGTAACTGGATGTGGGGTAAAAGACAAGCTTATGTCCTTAAATCCCCTTGAAATCCGCCTTATTGCCATATTAACAAGAGTTTTCCTGTTTTATTTATGACACTTTTTTGTAAATGTTATTATTTATCCCAATTCTGGTTCAAAAGGTGCTCTTTTCTTCTCAATTGCCGTATTTCCTGCACCTACATTCATATCAACTGCCCTTTCTTTTGCTGTTTTCCAGAAATAATTTTCTTCTGAACCCAATCCATCACGATCATGACCATTTTCTACCTGATAGTACACTGTTGATACCTTAAAGTCGGGTACTTTTGGTGTTTCGGGTGTAATACTGTTATCATAGATACGCATTCTGTTGTTTGGATAGAGTGCAAACTGTCCGTTATCCAATTCTAAGAGGTTATGAGACTTGTGTTCGGCAGGTTGTTCACTTGTAGAGTAGTCAATTGAGTCTACATCTTGGTGATAATTGTCTAAAGTGCAAATATATGTGCCAGTTTGGTTGCCATAATCTCTTGTATAGACCTCATAGTGCATTGAACCGATAAATTGCTTCTGAACTGCAACGACTCCATAGTCCATACAGTTCCAAAACTGTAAATTATGCAGTGTCATGTCAGGAGTTGGTGTCTCTGGGTCAGATGTAAACGCAGAAATCGGTAATTTATCAAACATTGCAGCATATTCGGGTAAATATGTCTCAAAATAAAATGCACGACCAGGTATACTCTTCGCAGATACCCAGACTCCCTTTACAAATTCACCATGACCACTCTTATGGTCGGTCAAATACTCTTTTCTTACCCAGACTTCGTATGAAGGTAGGTTCGCAATTAAACAAGCCACTTATTTTCCCTGTCCTCTAGGTCTTTTACGAGCCGAGTTACGGGGTGTTGCCGAGTATTTCGTGTGTTTTCCACTTCCTTGTCGAGTTTTTTTCGGATGTGAATCGATTGAATTGCCTGTGTTAAATGTTTTTGCCATTACAAATTGTCCTCAAGTTTAAAGTCTTCTGGTACATTTTTTACGTCTGTGTCAAGTTCGAGCGGATGCGGTGTACCATTCTTAAAGAACTCATCTGCTAAGTCCTGCATCTTCTCAAAATACTCATCTCTTAAAAGATTCTCATGAAGAACCTCTCCTTTATAAGAGATACTATATAACTCTGGTTTTTTCATGTCCTACTCTAATACGTGGGTCGCACATAATTCGGAAACCTGCCTCCTTTGCATCAAGACAAAATGAGACATCTTCTCCGCACATATCTTGAACTGCTCCAGATTCAAATATCTGCATCTTCGGAGCAAACCAAGGATACTTAATACCTTCATCTTCAAATACTCCATGCTTGATAAGTAACCATCCGAAACCTGCATAATCCACTGTGAATGGTTTCTTTCTTTTTGCGATGGAATCTAAAGTCTCATGGTTCATCACTCCACCATTACCTTTGAAGTCATCTTCATCTAACCAATGTGCAACTGATGTCGTCTTACCATCTTCTGTGCAATACCAACCAGATGCAATCTTTTCATCCATTAATACAAGTTGATAGAACTTCTCAACATTAAAAACGATATCTGAGTCAATCCATAACTGATAATCATACTTTAATTTACCATCCCAAGGTAACTGGTCAGGACCTCGAAGAACGTTCGCACCAAGACACTTACAACGGGCAAAATTGACCATTGATGAATAATCTTGTGATATTTGTATACTTGCCTTTGCTTGAACTAAGTCAAAACAAAGAGTTACAAAGTTCTTTAGAAATGTATATGATACTCCTCGACCTGGCAGACAGAATACAACTGTCTTACCTGCTATCATTCTTTTTGCTTTATCGTAATCCCATTCTGGTGTGTCTGCCTGTTTTTTTGCTTTTGCAGCTGCTGATTTAACAGTAAATCCTTTTGCCATACTAATGTTCAGTTATAATTATATAATACACTATTATCTATGTGTTGTCAATAAGAAGTTATCTTTTTGTTTTGTTCGGTTTACCTTTCTTATAATTTAATTGAATACCTTTTAAGTTAAGTAAAACCATCTTTGTTTCTGTCATTGTCTTGTCATAAAAGACAACTGTTTCTTCGTGAATGCCTATGTCGCCACTCATAA